ATGCGGCCAGTGCGAGGTGCTTGATTGCAGCAGTGTTGGAGAGAACACCGTCAAAGCGGATGTAGCCCAAGATGCCGTAATCAGGTGCAAAACGCTCACGCGCAACGTAGATGGATGGTGCGCCAACCTTGCGAACATAGAACTTCGACATATCACCGAAGAGCATGATCTTGGAAGATGCGCCATCACCGATGCCAGCCATCGCTTGGTTGACTACAACATTGTAGCCCAACAAGTTCTGTGGGATGCCAGCTTGGTAGTTGCCCATCTGCCAGAGGTAGTTGCCGTTGCCGTCCTTCAACTTGCGAACCGCTGCCAAAGTGCTGTCATCCATCATGATGGCAGTGTTTGGTGCGGAACGGTAGGCTGGATCAACAGAGTGGATCAGGTCGATGATCTCATCAGCAGTTACTGCGTTAGTTGCGGCTGCAACTTTGCCTGCTGCTGAGTTGGTCACGATGCCCTCAACGTCAGAAGAACCAGAACCAGTGGTCAGCTTGCTGTTTGCAATGCGGCCAAGACGCTCACCGAGCAACTCGCCCAACAGGCTTTCCATGTTCAAGATGCTGTCTGCGTTGAGTTCTGCCGACCAGCGAACCCACTCGCTGTCGAATGCAAACGCGCCGAGCGACTTCTGACCAAAGGTAACGTCCTTGCCACCATCGTCTGTTGGCTGAGTGCCTTCAGTGTGCGCAACTGCGGTGACTGCGGTGTCATCTACAGTTGGGATGTTGAAGGTGCGGCCATCAGTGGAGTTGATGTAGGTGAAGAACTGGTTGCCATACATTGGGCCAGTTGCAATCATCGCCTTCTCAATGAAGGTCGCCAACTCAGTTGGGACAGTGTAGCCACCAGCAGTAGCAGAAGTAGTCTGTGCGCGATGCTCTTTAAGAACATTGCGAACCTCTGCGTCCACATAGGCATCGCCACCTGCTGCAATCATTTCAGCAAATGCAGAGCGATAGTCCATCTGGAAGCCAGCGTCTACCGCAGGTGCGGAACCAGCTTCTGCCTGTGGGCGGCGCGAGAAATCAACTGCCTCGCCAGCGCGAAGTGCAGCTTCAACTTTCTCAAGACGCTCAACCTTAGCGGCCAGCTTGTCGTGGTCCGCCATCATTGCGTCAAACTCACGCTCAACTTCAGCAGCACGATCCTCTGGGGTTTCGTCCGTTACATCGGACAGCTTTGCGCGGGCCTCAGTGGCGATACGCGCCATCTTCTCCCGCAGGTCTTTAATGTCAGCCATTGTGGGCCTCCTTCAAATGCGCTTGCCCAAGGCGCGGGACAGGGCCAACAGCGGGAGCCGCTGCTATTACGCCAAGCGAGACTTCATGCGAAGCCGCCGTGCCGCTTGGGATTTCTTTTGCTCCTCACGATATTGCTGCAAGGAACGCAAACCAATCTCTGTGCCATCATACGCAGGTGTGGTGACGATTGATACATCATAAAGCTGTAGGTCTTGAATACTACGCTTCGGCATATCGCCGCTGTCATCCCATTCCTGACGGGTCGGGATAAACGCAAACGACATCTTGTCCAGATCACCGCGCCGCATCTTTGGCACAATCGCGCGCACATCTGGGTCAGTCGGATCAAGTTCGCTTTCAATGTATAGACCGCGATCATCTTGCGTCAGGCGCAACGTGCCAGAGCGAGTGCGGGCCAGTGGCAAGCCATCATGATTGACCAAGAACACAACGTCATCACCGCGCTCAAGTGCAGATGCAAACGCGCCCGCCTCAATCACCTCAGTGAACATACCGCCAATGTTTGTCTCTTGACCAAACACAGCAGCATAGCCTGACACGCGGATCGGGCCATCATCTTCTTCACGAATTTCAACAGGCTCACTCAAAGCCCGAATTTCAGCATTTGCCATCTGTGCCTCCAATGTCTGCGGCAAAGATACCACACTTGAACGCTCATCGTCCACAGGTGCAGCAGGTTCAAACAAAAGTGGCTCAAAGTCATTGCGATCAAGCCATTCCAAAGCCTGTTCTTCAGTGAAAAATTCCACCTTAAAGCGGATGCTCTGGATGTCAGCAGCACCATCCTTGATGCCATAAATGAAATCAACGCCCTGACCGCCCTCATCATTGCGCCTGCGAAAGCTGTCAAATTCTAGCGGATCACGAATGCGTGCTGCGTGTTCACCCTCATATGGGCGTGTCTCTGCGCGCTCATCATCTTCTTGCTCAAGGATGCGTGCCGCCCATGACTGACCAGCATCACCACCCCAAAGCGCCCACGCGATGCGACCATTGCTTGGGTATCCATCCTGATCTGGATAAAAGCCTTCGCCCTCTTTATCGACCTCATGTCGCGCAAAGTAACTATTCATGCGGCGCACAGTATCCATCGAAAGATCGCGGCGATTGGCAATGTCACGCGCACGTGCGATACCGACCTCAGTGCCGCCACGGCCAAACTCACGCCGCCAAGCAAGGCCTCGCTCCGCTTCTTCTACCATGCCATCATTAGGTGTTGGCATCAGGAACCCCTGCGCTTTGCATTGCGATTGGAACAGTCGCACCTTGGATCATCAACTGATCGCCTGCTGGTAGCGGCTCAAGGTTCTCAATGTCACGCACCTCATTCGGAGTGCGGATGCCGTTCTGGATTGACGTTGCGTGACCCTCCATGCGGGTCTTAAAGTCACCGCGCAGCAAGCCATCCACGTTAAACTCAACATACTGATTTGCGCCACGCCCAAATAGCTTCAAGTTTAACTCTTGCTCAAACTGCTCAATCCACCGCTTCAACGTGTGCTTCACAAAATGAAGGTCTTGCTGCTCGGTGTTGCTGTATGTGCCTTTGCTCAGGTCTTGCAAAAATACTGGGGGCAAGCTGTAGATGCGCGCGATTTGCTCAATGCTGAACCGCTGCAACTCAAGCAACTGCATTTCATTTGGATTAAAACCAACAGGCTTCAACTCATGCCCCATTGGGATAGCCATGACAGGCTTGCCCTCACGCGCCAGCTTCATCGTGGTGTTTGCAACATCACTTGATGCCCGCGCAGCAGCAGCGCCAGATTGGAATGGGCCTTGCAACGTCATTGGCGGGATACCGCCAGACTGGAATGCTTTAGAACCATACTTGGTTGCAGCAATCGCCAGACCAATCGCATCCTTGTTGGTCATGATAGGGCCGCGCACATCCAAATTGTTTGGCTTCATCATAAATGAAACATCAATCACCTCAGTGGATGCGTATTTGATGCCCTTGTAGGTATAAACTTTGACCAATTTGCGGCCTTCATACACATGATCCACGCGCGTATGGTTAGGATCAAGCGGCCAAATGTTGACAATCTGACCGCTGGCATTGCGCTCAATGTAGCTTACGCAGCGACCGCCAGTGAAAACTTGGTCGAAAAGATACTTGCGCCACTCGAAAGATGACATCTCATCGTTAGTAATATTGCTCAAAATGCGCGGTAAAGTTCCATTTGTTACAAGAACTCGACCTTTTCTTGTGTTTCTGTAGATATTTAGCGGCAATCCAGCCAATGTGCCGCTCAAGAAGTTTACCGCAGACCAGATCGCAGGCACGCCCAAAGCGTTGTCGATAGTGACATTTATGCCAGCTTCGGACAAACCGCCGCCCCAACCCATGACCTGCAAGAAGTCCTCAGCAGATACGGGGGCGTTTGGATTTTCCAGATTGCGGGCCTCCATGTTGCGGAAGCTGTCAAAAATACCCATTGTCACTTTCCATGTGCGCGGTTTCTTCGGAATATATACTAGATTTAGTCAAGCGTAAAGTTAGGGTCATCCCAAGCCGAAACAATCGTTTCTTCAAAAGCCGCAACACCAAGCGCCATAGCCAGTGCAACTAGCCCGTCAATTCTACCTACTGATCTGGCTTTGGTCAATTTTCTATTGCCCGCTGGGTCACGTTCCGCAACAGCATTTGCCGCGCACATATTCAAAATAGGATTATTGCCGTGGCATATCTTCTTGTCTGCCACCAGACGTTCTAGCTTATCAACGGCAGGGGCCATGTCCTTGAAGCCCTGACCAAATGGCTGCAAACTTACAATGCAACCCATCGCATCCAATTCTTTTGTAAACTCATTGATGCGCCATCTGTCGTATGCCAGCAACTCAATCTGATATTCAGCCGATGCCTCTGCAACGCACTGCGCAACCACTGTGGGTGAAATCACTGGCCCGTCAATCAAAGTCAAATATCCTTGATCTGCCCATATGTCGTATGGGATTTTGTCGGTCTTTGACTTTTCCCTGATGCCATCGGCTGGAAGGAAGAAGTGAGACTTGATGTGATATTTTCCATCAATCGGGAACGCCATCACAAACGCAGTCAAGTCGCGGCTGGCTGACAGGTCAAGCCCAGCATAGCACAATGACCCAGAAGGTATCTCTGGTTGCGCACTGTTTGCCTCCCACTCAGCACGGCTCAAGAATGGGCTTGTCGCCTCAATGCGCTGGTTGAGATACAACCATCGGAAGCTGTTTTCTTTCGCAGGCAATCGCGCGGCCTGCTTTGCAAAATCCTCAATATCGGTCAGGCTTCGGAACTCACCAAGCGCAGGGTTTGCAGCTTTCCACGCTTTCTTGTCCATGACATCGCAGCCCTCTGGCGCTGTATATACATGGCTGACAATTCGCCTGTCTTTCGCATTCGCAGCATCGTCTAGCCAGATGCTGAACAGATCGCCATCGGTCGCAGCCTGCGTGCTGATCGCAATCAACAATGGATCATCGTGTGCGCCCTGCGCGGTTTCAATCGCCTCAATGAAGCCATCCTGTTGGCCGCGCACCTGACCGACTTCATCCAAGATTGCCAAGACAGGTGACAGCCCGTGCGCAGTGCCAGCCTCCGCAGATATAGCCTTGTATTCCACATTCATCGTCAGGCCAATCAGAGATTTCTGCGATGGCACGATGCGGATGATCTTGCTCAACGCAGGCGAAAGTCTGACCATCTTTTCAGCCAACTTAAACACAAGCGATGCCTGATCGCGGCTGCGTGCGCCACTGATGATCTGGCTATTCAGTCTCGCCTCTGGCCCAACAATGTGAGCAAGCAAGATGCCAGCGATCAGGGCTGACTTGCCGTTCTTTCGCGCCACGCTCAGATATGCCCGACTTGTGCCTTTCGGATTGTCGTAAATATCCAAGATAAATTTGCGCTGAAACTGCATCAGCTTAATCGGCTGACCGACTAGCTTGCCCTCTGGGACAAGGCAGAACTCCTCAATGAATTGGCAAACTCTCTCGCCGCGTGACATCAGTTTGGCCGTGCAAGCAAATCACTGTCTAGTGGGTTGTCCGCTTCGATGTCTTTCGCCTTCGATCTGCGGCTTGCAATATCCCGCGCATCGCCACCCTTCGCGCGCGCGTGTAATGATAAACTACGGCGCATTGCAAGCACATCCCCACTCAACGATTTTTGAACGCGCAATCGTGGGTTCTCAACAGTTGTTCCATTTTGGCGCACAGAGATGTAACCCTCTTGCCGCAGCATCTGCTGTTCTGTGTTCAGATCAGCCATTGTTCTTGCCAGCATCGCAGCCAACTCAAGCTGGTGTGCAGTCCACTCAGCCCGTGCGAACTCATCAATCACGTTCACGAAAAAAGGCATATCCGCATCAGTCAGTGGAACATTGCTTGGCGGCTCAATTTGCTTTGTTGCCGCTGTCATGACGCGCACCTGTTCTGAGGTGCTGTCAATCCTTGCACGTTTGTTGCTTTTCTTTTCGGACATTTAACATCAACTCCAGACAAATTATCGGGTTAGCAAAAAGACATGAG